TGCAGGCTTAATCCATACGCTAAAGGTCAGAGATTTGCTGTCCGATACACCTGTCAGGTCAGCACCTCGTGTCAGATAGTCGTTAGTTCCATCGAAGGTAACAGCATTTGCCGTGTACTTTCCATAAACCGATCCGCTACCTAATGCATTAAGCTCATTCATACCGCCGTCCCTGCGCCAGTGCGGTCACCCCATACTGAGATAACAATACGCTCCACGGCTGCTGCTGTGCTGGTGGGAGTAACCGTTATATAGTCGCCCGCTACCACAGAGAGCGCGGATGATGCGTCAGTTGTCTGCTTGCTCGCGGTTGCTGATAATGCTGCCAGCCCGCCGATGTCTGTGGTGTTGATCTTGACGGCCAGTGTTGCCGTGCCGCTTGGCAGGCATTGATAGGCCACACGCTTCACATCAAACGGAAAACGGGCGTGGAATAGTAAATACTCCGCCTGCGAGTCAACCGGCGAGTTTATTACCAGCGTGCCTTGCAATCGCTGCGTGTTCTCTTCATCGGCGACTAAGACCGCTTTATATTCATCGGCCCATGTGTCGTTTGATCCGCCAGTGTCAGGTATTGGCGCTCCGAATGCATTTGTCATACCTGCCCCGTTCCTATGTTAAATGTTTGCTTATCGTCAAGGCGCTTGAGGAAGGCTGTCAGTTCTGTTGCCGGTGCCTCAATGTTGCCCTCGTTAAATTGTGCGTAGAGCAGCTGCGTTGATGCACGCACTACGTCAAATCCGTCATCAAACCAGACGCTTGTATCGTCATCTAGTGTGGGTAATGTTTCATCTTGGCAGAAATAAACCAGCTCGATTGATGCCGCTATGTCGGATAGGCTGTCTGTTTCCAGCGTATCATCAAAGGCAATTGCCAAGCTATACGGCCTGCGTGTTTTGCGGGTAGAGTCAAAGATAGACTCCATGAGTCCTTTGTAATCCAGCAGATCAAAGCCATTCTTCTGCGTATAACGCTTGCCATTATGGACAAGACTGGCAAAGTCTATCACTGAGAAGTTGGCAGGCAAGCTAACTGAATAACCTGCCTGCGCTAACGTCAACGTATCGCGGCGGCGCAAGAACCAATAGCGTTTCTGCCGTAAAGTTCTTAAAGATGCGCGGATATACCCATCAATCGCGGTGTTCTGGGAAGTACCCACGATTGTTAGGTTAGCCTTAACCTCATCTCGTACCGTCGCTAAAGTTGACATTCATTTTACTTCTCTTGCATGCGTCCGATATATTTCACCCAGAAAGTGCCAGATGAAACCGCTGTTGCACAATTGGCCGTTGGCGTAATAACAATGTCGTTATCATCGTCAAAGGTAGTTCCGATCCCTGTGGTACAGATGTAATGTATCTGATCCCCAGCATCGGCGATTACCGTTGCGACTTGAAAAGCATTGTCATCAGCTTCCGTGCCAAGCTTAAAGCCAAAAGTTTGAGTTGCATTGGAATCGGGATTAGTACCCCAGATTTCAACGTACTCAGTCAATAGCTTAAGGCCGGGCGGAAAAGCATCGGCAACCGTCAACGTGTCGGCTGTGGTCAGATCTGCTGCCCACGCCACGCTTACTGTTACCTCTGCTCGATCATCCTGCCGACCAAAGCCGGTAGTGGTTAATACTGATCCAGTATATGCTGTCATGATAAATTCTCCTTCTAGGTTGCACTGTAAAGGTTAAGTACAGCAACGCCAGTTTCATACTGAGTGCCAGCCTTTGAGCCAGTGCCTTGTAATGTGCAGCGGGTAAGTCCGTATTTCATTTCAAGCTTGAAGTAGTCGAGGTTATTCAACTTCTCATGCTGGTCATCCAGACGGATATTAAATGCTGCCTGATCGTTAGGAATCTGCGGCAACATCGAACCAACTTTCATATCAACGGCGTTCTTACCGATGATAAGGGCGACGCGAGTATTTGCCACGGCAGCATTGCTGCTAACACAGCGAGGCAGCACATGGTCATCCACCACAAGATAATGAAGGTCTGGCGTGAAGATAGACTCGTAAACACGATAGTTTCCGATCATCTTGCCGGTTGCCCGTGACTTCTCACTGCCAGCAGCAGAAAGCGCCTGATAGCGCTCAAATGCCAGATTAGCATAAGAGTTAGACACCGGAGCGTAGTTCATCATCTGGTTCCAGTTAGTACGAGAGATAAGAACTAACGCACGACAACCTGCACTTGAATCAAAGCCAGTCCATACATTCTGCTCATCCTCAACATTGAAGATGTTCGACTCAATATTCATGAAGTCAACCAGAGTTGCATAGTTTGTGCTGGTGATCGCAGCGGGATTGGCTGGTGCGCCTGCGTTATTGTTACCGTAAAAGAATTTGCCGGCTTCAATAGCACTTACGCTGTTCAGACCCGTCACACGATTCAGAGTTGAGCCACTGAAGGCCGTTCCCGATAACTCCACACGACTGATAGACGTTGCAGTATTACCGGCAATCTGATTGAGCAGACTAGCAACAATATTAGAACGTCCCCATTGTGTCATTATCTCGCGGATACCTTTTTTCAGATCGCGCACCGTAGTTTCAGCACGAATGGCTGTCATGGTGTTTTTCTTGCGTGCCTTATGGGTATAGTTAACCGCACCCATAATGAGTTGGCGTTGACCATATACGCTGTCAGCGGCATTGGAATAAGAGTCATCCGATTCGCTTAGGCCGTTACTGTCAACACGGTTGAGATTGTAGAAGTTTACGGTATCACCGATGATTTCATCTGCATCAGTGTTAATAGCACCGTAATTCTTCAGGGTAGTTAGTAGCTCGGTATTCTTCAGAATATCAATCGTTACTTCCTTCGCCGCATTGACGAGGTTGTAAGTAGTATTACTCTGAGCAATCGAGCCTATGACTGCATTTGTCATAGCTTTCTCCATAATTGTGAATGATTAAACTTCTGAGGGAATCAGTCCCACGGCGATCAGTCACGTTTACGGACGGCTCCGATATGCTTTAACGCCTCATAAAAGGCGAGAGTAGAATCACGAACTAGAATAACGCACCTAGATGGCGATCACCATTCGCTAGACACTTTTTGCCATGTTTCGTTGACTTGCTGCTGTCGCTTGGTAAGCGGAGCAGTTTCAACTTCTGGCTTCCCTGCCTTACGCCGAACGGTTTCCCGATTCTTATGATCTATTTTCCCATTTTCTTTGGGTTTAGTCAACTTTTGCTTGCTGCCACCGTTGAGTTGCTGCGCGTCATCAAGTATTTGCTTGCCAAAAGATGCAATGAACATCACCGGGTCTTGTGCCTGCCGCGCCTCGTTTAACAGCGCCTTCTCAGCGTGATTGACCGCCTCGTTGGGTTGCAGGTTAGGATAGCGCCGCATGATAGCGCGTGCCTCATCTCTCACCGCAGCGTTGTAAGCAGTAGTCAGTGCCGCACCTATCTCTGGATCTTGCTCTTTGTAGTAATCAACCGCTTGCGAGTATTGCTGGCGCACACTATTGACCGCCTGTGCATCCTCTTGCTGCCTGAGCGTAATGTCGTTCTTATAGGCTCTCAGCGCGGTTTTCTTCTCTGCATCAGTGGTGAACTCATCCAGATCAAACTCCCGATCACCCGCAGCGATTGCGGCCTGACTCAACTGGTCATCCAGTTCAACTGGTGCTGCATCATCCTTCGGTTTCAGGTAGTCAATGCCCTGCTGTAGATTGTCAAACTTGCGCTCTAATGCATCAAGCTTATCGTCTTTCTCTTTCAGCTTATTGGTTAGCTCCTGTATGCGACTATTGGCACTCTTGCGCTTTTTAGGCTGTTCCTCGGCTTCGGGTTCTTCCTCGTCGGGTTCTTCCTGTTCTTCCTCATCGGCTTCATCAGGATCATCATCATCCTCTAAATCTTCCTCCGGCTCATCCGACTGTTCTTCAGATAGTGCTTCGATGTCCAGATTCTCCAGTGCCGATAAGTCAAACCCGTCATCGTTATCTAATTCCAGTACTAGCTTATCTTCATTCGGATTCTCTGCTACTTCCTCAGTTTCTATTTTCTCTGCCTGTTCCATTATTACTCTCCCCAGATTGATTAATTAAACTCATTATAGCATCAAGCTGAGCCTTGCTCACCTCAACACCGGACTTCTTAACATCGGCTGCGTTCTTCTGCACCTTACTCATCGTTTCCATGATGTCAGCTTCTTCTGACTTGAGTTTAAGCTGTGCTTCCTGCCCTGCCACATCGCCGCGTGCGCTCTCCAGTTTCGCCTGATTCTCAAGCTGCAATGACTGCGCGTTCATTAACCGCAAATTGGCTTCGCTTTGTTTCGCCGCTTGCTCATCTGCCGCAGGATTAGGTTTAGGCGTAATGGCTTCTATCAGTTCTTTCTTCTTGTCGAGATAGAGCGGTGCCGCTTCTATCAGCAACGGTGCAGCCTGTGCCATTTGTTCCGGTGGCAGCAGCTTCATAATCTCTAATAGTTTCTCGAAGCTTTCCAATTGCTCATCGCGGGTTGCATCGCGCTCAACAAGCTGAATGGTATAGTTGCGGGCAAGGTCTTTGCGGGATAGCTCAAACACGCCCTCTTCACTGCCCAGTATAAAGTTTAACTCAAGCTTACCCGTAATCCCTTGTGCCATTTCCAGCATCAGATCGCGCATTATCCACCCGTCACACAACGAACTGCGATCAAAGCCGTTAGCAAGGTGGCTGAGTGTGGCTGTCATTTGCTGCTTAATCTTACCCATAAGCGCCGATGTCATATCACCAGTGGACAACATGCCAAACAATTCAGGCGGCATACCAAGTGACATCGGCATGAGTTTTAATATCATCTCGGTAGTCGATAGCATTGCCGCGCCTGCATCGGGCGTGCCCACATTAGAAACATCCATATCAGGCAGCGCAGGGATAACCTGATTGCCGTTCTCCAATGCTTCTTTGATAACCGCAATCGTATCAGCCGCGCCCTTCACTGCGACGTTACCACCACTGGATGACCGCTTGGAGTACGTCATCATGTCCGATAGCGTGCTGTTGAGCATCTTCTGGTAGTATGCCAGTGGGCGCATTAGACCATAGTGATAGCCGTATGTCCTGTCGTAATACGCAGTCACAAAGCTCATAGCGTGGCATTGCGTGGTGAAGCTCGGTGATGTTTTGAGCAGCATGCCCTTGGCAAACTCTGCCTTGTAGTAAGCACGCCCCATCCGGCTGCTTGATTCAATCTCTGGCACATCCTGCCCCGTCATGAACTCGATATTCTTAATCAGTGATTCAAACTTCTTGTAAGAGTCGCTATCAAAGGTGAAATGCGATTGCTTGAAGTCGATTTGTAGTTCTTTTGCTGCATCGGCAAATACATTAGCCGCTTCCGGGTGTTCTTCTGTCAGCATTATCAGGAAGTCAGGGATAACCAGAAACGGGTTCTCAACATCCCACACCTTGCGATACTCACGCCAGTAATAAACATACAGGAAGTCAATATCTGACTCATCCTCATATGATTTCCATTCAAACAGCTTATCACCAAAGCTTGATGCACATGCTCGGCCTATGAAGTCCTTATCCTCGCGGCATTTATCCACATACTCATCAAGGTTATCACGGTACATCGGCTCGGCATAACCACACCAGCCTAGCTGGTCGCTTTGTAGCTTGCCACCCATTGAGCGGTCAAAGAATACCATCTCCTTTTCTTCATACACCGGCTGGCCTGCGATGGCATTGTCGATGGTGAAGTCAAGATAGGTGACGGTTGCACCCACGCCCTGCACACTGGCGGCAGTGGTTTGCTCGGTCTTTACATCTGGGCGGTGCGTCACTGAGTCGAAATAACGAAAGCCTTTATTCAGCCCGCTTTCCTCTGCATCTTCACCATCATCAACAGAGTAGGCGACAATGCGCTTCTGATCTCTGAGCAATAAGCCCACCACCGCGTTGATGTAGGCAGTCACTACCGGAGCATTGGCCGCTACTTTCTTGGATGGATTGGGTATTTGTCGCTGGTTTAGCTTGCCAGTGTGGCCATTATCCAGCGTATCAAAGCCTTGCTGCTCGGTTGGATGATGGTCGTAGAACTCCCAGCATATCGCAGATTCACGCCGCCAGTCCTCAGTGCTATCAAAGAACGAGGTAACGCGCTGCGTAAAATCACTGCAAATGCGTTCGTCCGATTTCATTAAGCGACAACCCAGCCTCGGCCTAGATGCGCTTGCATTTGATCTGCCATAATCCATTCACGCCGGAAGGCATCGCCTTTTTGCTGTAGCACCATGAGTACGCGCTTGCCTGTGTCTGGCTTGGGTTTATGCACGATAGCGGCTTGCTCGTCTAGGTCTGCAGCTGTGAGCGCGTCTACTGGTGTGTCTAGATCGTCTGATAACTCTGCTTTAAGCTTATCAATATTTTTATTGTGCCAGCTTTTTATGCCAGCTTCCTTGGCTTCTAGCCTGATTTCTTCATCGCTCATAATTTTCCCCTATTGGCTGTAAAGTTTCTTTATCTGCTCGTTCCACATCCCGTAAGATTGCTTGCGCCACCAGTTAATGAATTGAGACGTAGAGTCTACTATATCATCATGTTGCTTTTTCTGCAATTCTCTATCGAAGCTGAAACGTGTGAGCTGCTTCTTGAACTCATTCAGCCACTCGGCTTTGTGCGGTACATACACCTTTCCCTGCTCGATCACGTCAGTACAAGCCGATGCGCGAGTGGTCTTATCGCCTATTGGCATGATAGCCACTACCGGCAACCGCGTTTCAAGTCGCAACTCCTGAAGCAATGATTGCCCGCTGGCCTTATCCTCAATCAGTATCGTGGCGGGTGGGTATTTTATCGCCACATCGTTAATGCGCTTTTTTAGCTCAGGATATTCCATGCGTTCGTTTATCATATCCACAAGGTACGCCTTCTCGCCTTCAATCCTCCACACCGTACAGGCCGAGGGGTCATTGTGGTCTTGTGCTTTGTAAGCAGTGTCCCAACTATGCACATAATGGCCGTGATCGGGCGGCGTGTCATACTGATTGAACCACGACCATTTGAACACCTCGCCCATATCGCCCGTGATATAACCACCGTCCCAGATATGCGACCACATCTGCGGGGAGAACAGCCGCCTATCACGCTCCATCTCGCCACGCAATTCTTCAGGAAAATATGGGTTGTCATTCCAGTTTACCGTAACGCAGACCATCTCATCATCCATATCACTAAACAGTTCTTCCACCGGATCTTCAGGAAACTCAGGGTTCCAGCTAAACCATAGCTGTGAGCCAGTACGCATGGTAGGCCGCAGCAGGCGCATTGATCTACTGGATAGCGACTGTGCTTCTTCAACCCACGCGATCTTAAAGCCCTCCAGCGACTTGATCGAGTCGGCGGTATGGTCTTGCATACCCTGGAAAATAATGATGCCAGCACCGTTCTTGTGGCGTATCTCGGCTTGCGTAATGTGGAATAGGTGGCTCACACCCATATCACGTATGCGACTTTCAATCATCCGCTTCGATGACATCCGCAATGATTGCTGGGTTTCACGAATACATACTGCTGAAATATCTGGATAGGCCGCGCAAGTTGCCACTAACTCAGTCGCAAAGAACCAACTCTTACCGCTCCCCCTGCCACCTCTTGCGCCTTTATAGCGTACAGGTGCGATCAATGGCTCTGCCCATGCAGGCGTGTCAATCGTCAGTTTCATCGGGTGCTTTGATCACGCGCTCTATGACACTGACAAGCTCATGCTGGATTGCGCCGCCGTCTAGCCCTGTAAGTTCCTGCCTGTCCACATACATACCTAGATGACGCGCCACCTTATCAAGCGCACCTACCTTGTCGTACAGCTTAAACTTAACCGTTCCACCGTCTTTTGTCTTAGTTTCGCTTACCTCTGACACACACTTAGCAGCATCATCACTAAGATCATCAGAGTTTTTAATTACTACAGCGCCATTGTTCCACGTAGCAAAGTCAGTCATTTTACTAAGGCCGAGTGTCGCAAGCTCTTTCAGTACCATGTCGGCAGTTATTTGCGTTCTTTCTGAGCGTTTTGCCAGCCCAACCCTAATCGCTTCAGCTATTTCAAGTTTCTTCAATAGCTGTTCGCCTATCTGCCCAGCAGTCTTTTCACTGTATCCAGCACGTATTGCTGCCTGTGTTGCATTAAGATCAATCAGATATTCTTCTGCAAATCTTTGTTGTTTGGTGTTTATTGCCATGTGTTAATTATACCACAATTCTTTAATTTAGCCACCATTCAACGTTTCCACCCTTAAAACACCCCATTTCTTAAAGCCGTCATAGCCTTCTGCGTGCCCTATTTTGTATCGCTTTACATGCATATCAGTCTTTTCGTCATAGTATATTTCAATCACCGCAGACACTTCCACCCCGTTCTTTTTCTGGGGTGGGGTGTTGCCAGTCATTAGGCTGATATATCCACGCTAATGACTCCATGCAACTTTTTCTCCATCTCTCGATACTTCCGCTCAATCTCTGCATGTGAGGTAATTAAATCGTTAATTGTGTCTTCAACCTGCATCATCCATTCAGGCGATATGGTGCGCTTAATTTTCGGCCTATCAGGGCTAGGGGAGTTTTTGTTCGTTGCTAAGTTGGGGTACGTCATAGCGCTGATGCTTGCGCCATTCACCAACTCGCGACTCATGACCACACCCCATGAGCGTAAGCCGGGCTATAAACCACAACCATATGCCGTAAGGCTTTATCATAATATTCCCTCAACGGTTCAGCAGTTTCATAAGTGTGAGTACCCCACGGACTAGTTGCTTTCCTAGCTCGCAATCCGAGTGCCGCCACCCGATTCCTGATGGTGCTGGGACATCTAAAACCAAAATCAACTGCAATCTCATTACACGACTTACCGCTTTCGATAGCTTTGGTTAGCACTTCATCGGTTAGCAAATCATTCATTCTGCCTTTGGCATAGCCTTCGCTAACTGCCCATGATCGAATGCTGTTACAGTTTGTGCCTTCCATCCTGGCGACCTGTCCGACTGAAAAACCTTTTTTGAATAGTTCGTGTCTGCGTTTCATTTTGCGTTCTCCCGTTGTTGTTCTTTACAAGATGGCACAAAAAAAAGACCCCGTCAATAACGAGGTCGAGTTTGGTATAACTTTGGTCGAGGTTGTCAGCGGCTCGGAACATGACAGACATCGAATCACAACAACCAAGGAATATCTCAACAAGCCGCTGACAAAACCACTATGCTAAAATTATCGCCGTTACGCAACCGCTAAAACCACCAAAACACCCCTAAATCAATTAAGATCGCTTAACACTTTTAATAAATCGCCTATAACCCGCTGTGACAGTGGTTTTCCGATTAAAAACATTAAATTTAGTGGTGTGCCCTTAGATATAAAAGAGAAAAGGCGTATGAGTATCCTTATACGATACTAAAGAGATCAAAGACATATATATACCCCCTAAAAACAAATATATTAAATACTTTAATGTACTCTGGAACTAAATATACCCCCTGAGAATAAACAAACAAATGCGTTAATTACTTCGTTAAGATTGAGTAACCCTACAGTTAACTAGGTTTAACGTATTAACTAACGAATGTTAACTATGTTTATGCTTTACAAACTGTAAATAATGGTGGTACTTTCGTATCAAAAGGAGTTCATATGGTATTAGACATCACGCACCTACAGGAGAAAATAGAGGCAACTTTAACCGAGTTTCGAGGTCGTGAAGCGTGTTCTGATCCTCGGTCTGAGTTTATAAATCAATTGGTGTCCGATGGATATGAAGCGCCAAAGCAGCTTTATTTAGGCAAAATTGCGCGGATAAATGCGCCGGATGACAAGAAGAAAAGCGGCTGGTGTTGGTATGAAGAGTTCGATGATAACTACCATGATGGGCATGTAATAGGATATGGCCAGTACGGTAGCTGGAAGGATGAAAGCAAGATTACGTGGTCAAGCCGTGGCGACGAATACCTCACTAAAGACCAGAAACACGAAATAAACCAAGCCAGAGAAGCCAGCAAGAAGCAGCGCGAGGCGGAGCTAGAGATGCGTTATGCAGAGGCAGCTGTGGAGTGTTGGAAGATATATAATAAATCACCAGACGCAACAGATCATGGCTATCTAACACGCAAAAAGATAGATGCATGTGGGCTGATTAAGCTGGTAGGTAACCGGCTGGCAATACCCATGATGAACGATAAGAACGAGCTAACCAGCTTGCAGTATATATACCCAGACGGCAAAAAGCGTTATCATACTGGCGGTAAGATTAAGGGTAGTTACTTCACCATTACCGGCACCACAGAGCGTGTGTATGTAGCAGAGGGGTACGCAACAGCCTGCTCAATACATATGGCAACAGGTGCCACTGTGGTGGTGTCGTTTACGGTTCACAAGCTACTTGATGCAGTGAACTATGCCAAGTCGATGTACCCGCAAGCTGAGATTGTCATTGCCGGTGATGATGACCGTGAAAGCACTGTTAATATAGGCAAGCAGAAAGCAAAAGAGATAGCGCAAACCATGGGCTTGATAGCGCGGTTCCCTGATGGTGGCGGCGATTGGAATGACACACACTGCACGCAAGGACTGGAGGCTGTGACGGATCAGCTTAACTTAGTACACGAAGCGTACCAAGTAGAGAAAGGGGAGAAAAACCCGCTGCCTGAGTCACTGCAAAACCCGCCTGCTATCATTGGTGATATTGTCAATTACTATAAGCTAACAGATAAGCGCAGTAATAATGTGCTGGCGCTACCGTCGGCAATAGCGCTAGCATCTTTAATTGTGGCTAGAAACTTTGATACCAGTAATGAAAACCGTAGTTCGCTGTTTGTGCTGAATGTAGCCAGAACCGGCGCTGGTAAAGAGCATTGCAGCAGGGTTGTAGAGCGGATTCTTATGGCGTGTGATATGATAGAGTATAATGCAGCCAATGGTTACAAGTCAGGAAGCGCGGTGTTTAGTAAGTGTTTAGATATGCCAAGGCATATGGCTGTTATACCGGAGTTTAGTGTGTTTCTGGATTCTATGACTAATAAGAATGCCAGCAGTCACCAAGCGCAGGCCAAGGGCGTGTTGCTGGAAGTGTCCACTAAGCTGGATGGTGTGCTAACGCCGCCTGCCTATGCCACTAAAGGATTAAAGGAAGCTGACAAGAAGATATTTAACGATCATGTGGTAAACCCGGCAGTGACGCTACTGGCTACCACCACGCCGGAAGTGTACGGCATGATTACTAATGAAATGATTGTCGATGGCTTTCTTAACCGGTTTATTATTTGCATATCAGATGAGCCAATGAACTATCTGCGGCAAGTGGAAAAGCATGAGGTGCCTGAATCTATCGTGTCGTGGGTGAAAGCTATTAACAAGCGGTTAGGCGATAGGGAAGAAATAGCTACGGAACAGCCAAAACTAACTACGCTGGCATTTGCGCCGCAAGCCAAGGAAGCGTTTAATGCTTATGAAATAGAACTAACAGACCGCATTAACGGTGAGTTGTCAGGGTCAGTGCTGAAAAATATGCTGGTGCGTAGTAATGAGCTGGCCATGCGTGTGGCGCTAATTGTGGCACTGGCTAAAAATCCCGATGCTGAGTTTATCTATAAGGAGGATGCTGAATGGGCTGTGGAGTTTATCAAATACAATTCAGAGCAAACGCTAAAAACGCTACGCAATAACCTAGCCAATAGCCCGCATGAGAAAAAGCGCATGGAGTGGCTGAAGGCCATAAGAGAGCGTGGCGCCAAGGGTATAGAGTATCGGGAAATATCCAGAATAAAGCCGTTTAGCGCTGAGAATAAACGAACGTGTAACGAGTTGTTAGTTGAACTGCTTGAAAGCGATTTGATTACCGAGGCCAGCCGCAAGAGTGGCGGCAAAGGACGGCCTATCAAATATTATTATGCGATTTAACTTTAAGGAGAATGATTATGTTTTACGATGATCCGCTGGCAGCAGCGTATATGGCTAGGGAGTTTGGGGTTAAATTAGACCGCGACACTACCGCCGCGCATAAGAAAGCCGATTATATTAACAGGCTGCTTGGCTCCGTATGTGGGGGGAATATCGGAAAAGTAAGCCCTGTAATGTACATCCACCCCGACAGCCTGCATATTTTTGAGCCGCAGGTGGGGGATTATGTGCAGTTTGGAGAAGACCATTACGGATTATTTAAGAAGCTTAGATCAGACAAATACTATGAGAACTTCGTCGGCGTGAAAATCATCCAGCGCAACAACCGCCCATTTTTCTGGCCTGAGAGTGAAGCTAATCCAGCGCAGATAGAAAACGAACTACGCGAGCAAGCGCAAACAGAGGCGGGCAAACAATGACACCCTACGAAGTAAAGCCAAACCCCAAAAAGCGCGACAAGGCTATGGCTGAGCGCATACGGTTTAAGCAAGAGCAAGAAGTGGCAGAGAAAGAGGCGCTGTTAAAGAAGTGGAAAGGGGAGGCTGTGGGGTGAAAAAGCAAGCAAAAGAGATTAACTCCTGTATGGCAACTCAGGAAAACATACAGAGAACAAAAGACTACACCACAAAAAACTGCAAAGACTGCAATGATATTTTTTATATTAATAAAAATGGCAGGGCAGATTACTGCTGTATTTGCCGATATAGGAGGAAAGCAGAAAAGCAGAAAAACAAAATAGCGGAAAAACACACCCCTTTAGCGGGATTTCCAAGAAACCAAACCTTCGCCACTAGAGATGATATGCTGGCCTATATTGCCGGTGACGGTGTGTCAAAAATACAGTGCCTAGAGTGCGGGCATTGGTTTGGCTCTTTGGGGGTACATTTATCACATAAGCATATACTAGGCGTGCGTGACTATAAACGAAAATATGGAATTCCTTTTACAGGTCATGGCCTCACAGGGCAAAGAAAGAAAAAGGCGAATAGCGATCAAGGCAAGGTGAATTTTGCAGATAAGAGTATCGAGGAAATGCAGGAAAACGCCGCGCATATGCGGAAAAGTCACTCTACTAAAGACCGAAATTTAACAGAGTACTACAGTAAAGAAAGGTCACAGAACGCATTTAAGGGCGGCAATGCCAGTTTCACAAAGACAGAGGAGGGGAAAACCTGCAAACACCCATGCTCTATTTGTGGCGAAGAAATGGAAGTAAGTGTTATAGCCGCAATTTCCAACTCATGCAAAATAGCCTGCTCGCCATGCAAAAAGGTGCGGCGCAGAGAGGACGCCAAGAGAAGTCGGGACAAGATGAGAGCAGAGAGGCCAGAAGAATACGCGGCACACTTAAAAAGAATGAGAGATAACGCTCATAAGTACAGAAGCACAAAATAACCCCTTGACTATCTGTTTACAATCTGTAAAGTAAGGGTATCACAACAAGAGGAGAATGACATGAACATAGAGCTTAAAATAGCCGTAGATGGAATAAGAAATTCCTATCAACAATTAAACCAAAGCGCTGAATATGCTGTGGAGGCAATCTATACTGCCCACAGTGAAATAGATAACCTGAAAAGCAAGCTATCTAAGCTACAGGCAATTGTTGACGGGTATAACAAAGATGATGCTTTACTCGTGGCTAAAACCGAGAAGCGTATTCTTGATGACTTGAATCGAAAGTCTCTCACGCAGCTTAGCAATAATATAAAAACCGCAGATTTAAGCGACGCGGTCACAAAGGCAGTAAAACATCTTAGTGGTCTTTTGCCAGAGGATCATCCTTTTTATAATAAGCGCGTGAAGAAGTGGGATATTGAGAACATAATTCAAGATTTAAGAAACTCCCTCAATAAGGAGCAGTCATAATGACAGTCTCCATAAAAAACACCAGCCAAGTCAGCCAGCAAACGGTCAATATGTTAGTACACGCACCGGCAGGCTATGGCAAAACTACGCTATGCGGAACTACTGGTGAGCCTACGATTATATTAAGCGCAGAGGCGGGGCTGTTAAGCCTGTCTGGGCAGAATGTGGACTATATAGAAATTACGTGCCTGAAAGATTTGAGGGAAGCGTATGATTTTCTACTAACCGATAAAAAATATAAATGGGTCTGCATGGATTCAATCAGTGAGCTGGTGTCTATGGCGTTAATTGAGAAAAAGCGCGGTACGAATGATCCACGGCAAGCCTACACGCAAATGCGCGACCATATGCTGACGACAATCCGCGAGTTTCGTAACCTGCCTAAAAACACCTACATGACATGCCAGCAAAGCCATGATTCCAATGAGCTGTTAGCACCTATTACCGATGATAGGGTCATGACACAAAACCTTCCTTATATGTTTGATCTGGTTTTCGCATTGCGGAAAATGGAGCATGAAGGCAAGCTTTACCACGTATTACAAACCGAAGGAGATGAGACGTATTTAGCCAAGCACCGCATTGCAGGTGCCAATATATTAAAGCAATATGAACCCTGCAACCTACAAGCAATTTACAGCAAAATTACTAACCAATAGGAGAATGACGATGAATATAGACGATTTAACACTTGGAGAGGTAAAGCAATTAACAGCTTTTCTAAAACCAGCAGCGCCACTGCCTGCTAGTGATTTATATAGCCGGTATATTGGTCAATATGTAATCTGCCGCAGTCGAAATGAAGGAATAAATGCTGGTGAGGTTGTCGCCGTTGACAGCACTGGAGTAATTTTGAAAGACTGCCGCCGCCTATGGTATCACAAGCCGGTTAATAAAAACAAAAGCTGGTACGAGGGCGTGGCGTGTGATGGTGTTCATAAAGACTCTAAGCTTTCTGCTCCTGTTGAAAAGATTATTGCAGAAGATTATTCACTTACTATCTGCACAGATAAAGCAGCTAAGTCCATCAAAGGGGCTGATACACATGAGCAAGGTTAGTTTAATGATATTTAGTCGTGGCGATGGCGATGGCTCTGGCTCTGGCGATGGCGATGGCGATGGCTTTGGCTCTGGCTTTGGCTTTGGCTTTGGCGATGGCGGTGGCTTTGGCGATGGCTTTGGCTTTGGCGATGGCCTTGGCTCTGGCTCTGGCGATGGCTCTGGCGATGGCGCTGGCTCTGGCGATGGCTTTGGCTTTGGCTCTGGCTTTGGCGGTGGCTTTGGCTTTGGCGATGGCTCTGGCTTTGGCTCTGGCTTTGGCTAATAGTAGTAAAATTAGATATTTAATGCAAAATCAACCAAGGAGAATAAAAAATGGTACTAGCAATTCAACAGAAATTCACGCCAGAAGAATTAGTGATGGGTGGCGGTGATAATTTCTTTGTGTCAGAGGGATGGCATGAGACAATGATTACCAGCCTAGAAATGGCTGATGCGTTCACGCAAGGCAAGCCGCAGGATTTATTGATTCACGGCGTTATTACAAGCGGTCAATATGCCCACGTTGAGCCAATCATTCGTTTGGGTATTAATGATGACACACCACTACCAAGCGGCAAGTCAACATGGTCTAAGATTGGACATTCAGCACTTAACAAGATTGCCCTAGCATGTGGCTTGCCGTCCATTCCCTACGCTGATTTAGAGCAACTGCGTAACAAAAAAATCATGGTTAAATATGTCACGCAAAAGGGCAAAGAAAAGAAAGACGCATCTGGCTTTGGCACTGGCGAATACTGGGATGATACAAGTGCAGCGCGTGACTATAAGGCGGTTCCTGCGGTAGCCACAGCGGTAACGCCTGCTCAGGTTGCTGCTCAACCGGCACCTGCTCAGCCTACTGCACCGTTACCAGCGGCTGTGGCATCAGATTCTATTCCATTTTAGATTAACTAGGGGCGGTATAAGTAGGGAAACTTGCCGCCCCGCTTTTTTAGGAGAATATGCTATGGTTTGCGAAATCACAATAGATCTAGAGACAATTCCCAGCCAATTGCCATGGGTAAAGGAGTATGTGCAAAAAGACGTAAAGCCGCCGGGTAATATCAAGAAAGCTGAATCAATTCAGGCATGGTACGAAACCAAGCAAGGGGCAGCAGTGCAGGACGCGCTAAACAAATGCAGTCTGGATGGTGCAATGAATCACATTATCTGCATTGGCTTTGCTGTGGATGATGGCGAGCCTAAAACATTCTATTGCGGTGAAGATCCTGTAAACCGTGAAGCACCTATGATTAAGGCGTTCTATGATTATGTGCAGGAAGAATGTGGCAACTACGCCCATAAATGGATAGGGCATCACGTTGTGGGGTTTGATCTAAAGATACTACGCCAGCGCTCTATTATACTGGGCATTAAATGGCCACCCATTATGGAGGCAACGTTTCAGGATAAATGGGGTGAGCTTGTTTATGACACAATGCTGAAGTGGTCTAACGATAGGCGCGATTTTGTAAGCCTTGAAAAGCTTGCTTTAGCGTTTGGCCTAGAATCACCAAAGGAATCTATGAGCGGTTCGCAAGTATATCAATACTGGCAGGCAGACAGGCACCAAGAGATAATGGATTACTGCAAGGGCGATATTGAAACCACCCGCGCTGTTTATCGGTGTATGACTATGAGTGTTTGATGTATGGAAATGGATGATATATAAATAAGGGGTGGTGCGGATAACACCACCCTCTTAAACATCAAGCGCATAGGAGTGCGAATGAATATACCCTGCATATATTATGTTGGTGAAATTGTCACCCTCAAACAAGCCAAGAATACAAATAGGAAACGATACTTTACTGGATCGCCATGTAAGCATAATCATATTTCTGAAAGACAAACAACCAACAGAAGATGTTTAGCTTGTGAAAAAGAAGATATTACTGGATGGAGGGCGAACAATAAAGATAAGAGTTGTGAGTACACCAGCTCTTGGAGATCAAGGAATAAAGACTGTGTGCTGACATATTCAAGAGAATACAAGAAAAATAATAAAGATAAACTGCAACAGGATGAAAAAGATAGGTGGGTAAAGAATAAATCAGCGCTTCAAGATAAAGCCAAAAAATACAGAGAAGAGAACAAAGAGTTATTCGCCACATATGCCCGCAACAGGAGAGCAAAATTAAAAGGACTAGATCCACATACTAAGAATGACATTTTTTCTATACTGGAAAAACAAAAATATAAATGCGCTTATTGCTCATTAAACCTGAAGAATGCTTGTTATGATATAGACCATATACTGCCATTGGCATTAGGTGGTGGGAACGCTCCAAAAAATCTTCAGGCTACCTGTCCCCGATGCAATAGAAGAAAAAACAAAATGCACCCAAACGATTTTGCTAGAGAAATGGGATTCCTAATATGAAAAAATCCCCACGCCCCTATCAAGGCGCAGCATTAACCGCGTTGTGGGATTGGGTATATAACAATGAAGGACACCCAGTAATTTCAGCAGCGGTCAACTCTGGGAAGTCCTACATGATTGCAGAGTTCATTTACCAGTGTCATGTTAAATGGCCGCACATGAAAACTGTTATGCTGATTGATGACATGAAACTCTTGCGACAAAACATGGATGAATTGCAGGAAACATACCCAGAAGTCAATGCGGGGTTTTACTGTGCGAGTATAGGACAGAAGAGATTACAGAACGATGTAACTATAGCCAGTATTCAGTCAATTCATAGCAAGGCGGCTCTGCTAGATAGAGCGCCAAATGTTATTCACGTGGATGAATGCCACAAAATCCCGCACAATAAACAAACCCAATACAGGAAATTTATTGATGATTGTTTGCAGTTAAACCCGAAATGTAAAGTTATCGGATGGTCTGGCAGCAAGTATAGAACTGATAGTGGCCATCTATGTAAAGGTAAAGACGCACTATTTTCCGGTGTTGCTTATGAAGTATCGGTGAAGTTTATGATTGAGGAGGGGTACAGTGTTCGCCCTGTAATTCCACCTGTAAAAACGCATATGGATGCAAGCAATGTCAAAATATCCAAAGGTGATTATATCGAGAAGCAATTGCAGGCGGCGGTAGATGTAGATGAAATTACTAAATCTTGTGTCAGTGAAATTATAGAAGTTGGAACAGCGCAGAACCGCAAACAATGGATTGTTTATACAGCAGGGATTCAACACTGTGAGCATGTTTATGAGGAATTCAAACGGCGAGGGATTAATGTAGCGCAAGCCCATAGTAAAATACCAAACCAAGAGAAAATAGTTGAAGACTATAAATCTGGAAAAATACAATGCTTAGTTAATGTGAGCCAATATACTACAGGATTCAGTCATAACGGCATAGACCTTATGGCATTTATGCGCCCAACTAGATCGCCAGTATTATATGAGCAAATGACAGGCAGAGGGCAGCGCACCAATTATGCAGAGGGCTATGACTTACAAACTAGGCAGGGCAGACTGGATGCGATTGCTAATAGCGTTAAGCCTAATTTTGCCATTTTAGATTTTGGCGGGGTGATTGCAGAATTAGGGCCGATAGATAACATTACAGTAAGAGAGAAGAATTATAGAAATACATTAGATGAAGACAGGGAAGTTGAGCAGCCAAAAATAAAACCATGCCCAAAATGCGAATCACCCTGTGCGCCAGCACAAAGACACTGCTATGAATGCGGATATGAATTTGTCTTTAATGTAGACGTTAATCCCAATGCTGATAGGCGATCTGCCGTCATGTCATCAGACATAGAACCAGAAAAGCTGGCTGTTATAGACATGGTGCTATCCAAGCACAGAAAGAAAGTGCCGGAGGGATCGCCGCCAGCAACGCCAGTGATGAAAGTAACATACCACACCTACGCAGGCAGGATTAACGAGTGGATATGTTTTGAGCATTACGGATTCCCGCTAGACCAAGCAAAGATATGGCATGACTTACATATGCCTTATTTAGCAAAGTGTTATCCACTAGACATTGATATTGCGCTAGAGCAGCACGAAAAAGGCTCTACGCAATACGCTACACCTGCGTTTATCTGGGCAAAGAAAAGCGGCAAATACTGGAACATGACAGGCGATAAAGATTTTAACAAACCAGAGCCAGAGATGGCACTGTCCGATGAAGAGTTAGACGAATACACCAACTTGATTTAATGCTGCCATGAATGATTCTTTATCGTGGACTACAGCATACGGGATATTCTTTCTTTGGCACAGCGCCGCCATATCTTTTTGCTGGTCGCTCATTTTGTTAAGCGCCTGATTCATTGTTTTAGCGTGTTTGAGTTCCAGAAATAATACACCACCACACCACGCTATAACCCAATCAGGCGCACCAGCTAGGCAACCGATGCGCAGTTTCTTTGCCCATGCCGCTATTCTGTTAACCAGCGCCACAAACTCATTAGGAACGTGAAAGTGAACCGTGTTAACGGCTCCTATCTCGTTCAATCTATCCAGCCACTTTTTAACGGCTTCAGATAGGTCATCCTCACTTGTAAAAGCTGGTTGAGTCAAGGTCTTTGAAATAGTTAAAGAGTTTCACCATATTTACTTTGCTAGGGATTCTGTCACCAGATAGCCATAGGCTTAACGTGCCGTTACTCACACCTAAGCCATTGGCTACTTCATAATCCTTCTTGCCGCTATCTTTTATACATTCTCTTAGATTCATTGGTTCGGCCTCATTAGTTGTTTACCTAGTTCTGCGTGGGGCTTACTGTAATAATCGTCACCCTCTACCATAAGCATATAGTTAGCTTTACAGAACAAACCCTCTTGCTCCGCTGATATGTTGCCACGCCCTTCTTTATTAGCTAAGGCATAGAACTCATCAAAATAGTCTGCTGCTGTCTTTTCCATAGTATAGTTATAACACAGGAATAAAGTATTTGCAATCTGTAAATAAGTGTGTACTATGGTATTAACAACAACGGGAGTAAATGACATGAGCGCCTTTCAATACTACAGAGACACCTACACCGATGAGGCCGCACAATATCACATAGACAGTGCTATACAGAGAATAGACAGTGCAAGGAGAAGTGCGGTTGTAGCTCTCATGGGGCTGGCCGTCATCATTGATAATGAGCTTACGCTGTCTGACGCTGACCGCGACAATGTGGCTATAGATTTTGTAGAAGCGCTAGACGCTGTGGATAGCACCATAGCCCTTCATATAGATGGTGAGGCGCTTCGCACTATTACCACCCTAAAGGAAATCAGAAAGGCAATGAAATGAGCATTAAAGAACTAGCAGTAATTCTATTGGAGGTCGCCCTATTGTGTGGGCTGATCTATGGCGTAATTCTTATGGGGCTGGTGATATGACTAGCGAATGGCAATTCAAAAAAGGCCAATCCGGCAACACCAATGGCAGGCCGAAGGGCGCAAAGAACAAACTAACACTAGAGCTTGCTGATATTGCACAAGAGTACACTTTGGAGGCTTTAAATGTTTTGGTTGAGGTTATGCGTAATAAAAAAACCACGCCAAAAGTAAGGATAGTGGCCGCTGCTCATATTCTTGATAGAGGGTGGGGCAAGCCAGTTGCCTTTCTACAGAGAGAAAGCCAAGCAGAGGTTACTCATATTGATGGCGGATACAAGACAATAGAAAATGAGGATGAGTAACATGCTAGAAGAAATCCTGCGCCTACAAGTGATGCTCGATGAGTTGCTACCCCATTTACAAGAGGTGCAACGGATCATCATTAACGAAGTGGCAAAAGAAAACCGCAAGCAACTGCGCATAGTGGCCACCAACCCGCAAACAGGGAGCTACAAATGACCATTGACAGAAAAACAGAATACAAATCAGCTAAGTTCAATCTTGATCTGCTGATGCCAGAGAAAGAGCTAACAGCCAATCAGGCGCAGATAGTCGAAGTGCGGAAAAGCATAGTGGAGGATTAAGAAAATGAGTAATATCCTGAGATTCCCCCCACAGTTCAAGCCCCTGCCAGTGGCAGAGAGTGAACAGATAATTGTGGAATGTACCTATTGTGGCTGTACCGAGTTTAACTTGTGGCTGGATGGCCTTGGAGATTTAACCAGCGTATGTACGGAGTGTGGGAAATGAACACACAACACCAAATGACCCTCACCCTCACCCGCACCCTAATCCTCATAGCTGTAATTGTAGTGGTGGCTGTAGCAACCCTCAGTAGGAAGCAGCCAGCGTGGATGTGGGGTGATGAGATAAACGTTAACAGCCATGAAGAACAGATAAGGATAAACCAATGAAGGGTTGCCGCCACGCATTGTAGTTCAATATTGGGATAGTGAGAATAAACTACAGGCTTCATATTTTTGTAATTGGGAAGATGCAGAAAGCTTTGAGGGGGAAATAAATGACACAGAATAACACAACCAAGGAGAATAAAATGAATATAGATGATTTAACAATCGGTGAAGCGAAGCAACTTGCCTCACTGCTTAGCGGAAACACGCCAACAACAGGTATTGGTATAACCTCAGTAATCGGTAAAAAAGCGATAATCAGAACTTATTCGGCTGGGGTATGGTTTGGGATGGTTAGTGAAAAATCAGGCGACGAGATAATTCTCTCTAACGCTATCCGCATGAATTATTTCAAAACGGTTAGCGGTATCTCCTTATCATCTGTCGCCGTGAACGGAATCCACAAAGACAGCCGATTGGCCGAACCCGTAGGGTGCGTGTGGCTAAACCCGATAGAAATAATCCCCTGCACTGATAAAGCCATAATTTCTATCGAAAGTCATAAACATGAGTAGGCTATATAAATTGGATGGCGATGGTAGTGGCGATGGTAGTGGCTATGGCGCTGGCTCTGGCTATGGCTCTGGCGATGGTAGTGGCTCTGGCTCTGGCTATGGCTTTGGCTCTGGCGATGGCTATGGCTCTGGCTTTGGCTTTGGCTCTGGCTTTGGCGGTGGCTTTGGCTATGGCTTTGGCTCTGGCTTTGGCGATGGCTCTGGCGATGGCGGTGGCGATGGCTCTGGCTTTGGCTATGGCGCTGGCTCTGGCGGTGGCTGATTTAGCGACTTAGCGGAGAGGCAAAATGACACAGCAGAATAAACAGGAAACAACGGAGGTAATTATGCCAAAAATAACGTTCACGCTAGCAGGTATACGCAAGCACTCCCCTTGCCAAGACGGGTGGAAAACACTCTGCAGCGGCTTAGGTGGGATAAAGGAATATGGCGAGAATACACCAATCACACTACGTCAGTTATATAAACTTATCGGGTATGGCGAAACTTTATGGTGCTTACGAGCCACGCCAAAGGACACGCACTACTTATGGCGACACTTCGCAGTAGATTGTGCCAAGCAAGTTGAACATCTAATGGATGACGAGAGAAGCAAACGAGTGCTTGTGGTAGCTAGAGGTTTCGCGGACGGAAAAGCCACAGAAGAAGAAAGGGCTGCTGCTAGTGATGCTGCGGGGGCTGCTGCGAGGGATGCTGCGAGGGCTGCTGCGTGGGCTGTTGCGAGGGCTGCTGCGAGGGCTGCTGCGAGGGATGCTGCGAGGGATGCTGCGTGGGCTGCTGCGTGGGCTGCTGCGGGGGCTGCTGCGGGGGCTGCTGCGGGAGATGCTCAGATACGTCTATTAGAAATGTACTGTGAGGAAGGTAATCGGCCAAAGGATAGCGTGGGATTGTTGGCGGGATTTATTAAGGAGGCTATTAATGAATAATAAACAGGAATTAGAGGCGCGGGTTATGAAGTGGGGGCGCGGGTATTTATCAGACAGTGAAAGACCCGGAAATCTAAACGATATTGCCCACCTCCTTATGAGTGACCTCCTAGCAGCCATACCAGCCGAGTCTGTGCCGGATGAGAACGGGCTGTTGCCTTGCCCGTTTTGTGGTGATACGCCCAAACTGTACGAAGATACGGTAGATAGTGTTGGCGGAATAGCTTTTGACGGAGGTCACTATATCGGCGCATGCTCACAACCCTGCCGATGCAATATATCTGGATATCTTCCGTCCAAAGAGCAAGCAGTTAAAACTTGGAACACCCGCGCCACACCCACCAAAGACACGCAGGCGGAGTTGATTGAGGCGGTGACAAACTGCTTAGATATGATTCCGCAAGGCCAGAATAAACGCGACCTAGAACAAGCCCTGAAAGGAGCAAAATAATGGATGATTTACGGGAAGCTTTTGACGAGTGGTTTGAGAAAGAATGGCCACATACGAATGACTTGTATTATTCAGGTGACACTAGAAGCAGCCAAGAGAAGCGTTTCGCGAGAATAGGTTTCCAAGCAGGAGCCAAACACGAGCGCGATAAAACGGCTTGGCGGGATATAAAAGAGAAGCAAGCCGCCCTTGATGAGCGTGAGGGGGTTTATAAGAGAGCGCTACAGAAAATATATGATGACCCAGAGCTATATGAATGGGAGCGCAGAAATATAGCAGGGGAAGCCCTAAACCAGCAAAGCGAGGAATCATGAAAGCGATTGATGGGGAATTATTAGGTGACTGGGGCTTGGGTTATGATGCCGGACAGAAAGCCCTCAAGCAAAGGCTAGAGTCGCCGGAAATGGTGGAGCGTTTGGCTGAAGCGCTAGAGCCGTTTCTTGGTGGTCACGATAGCGGGGCAGATGCAGCCAAAGCCGCGCTACAGGTTATATTGGGGGATATGTGATGCTGGGCAGGCAAACGCACTGCACTTGCAGATGTGGGGGGGAATACATGCCAATGCCCATGGCCTTAATTCAAATGTGTGACAAATGCCGACTTAGGATGATTGAGGATAGGATAAAGGAGGTTCAATCTGAACACCACTCATCATCCCCACCCAAACAAATACAGCCATAGATAGCTTCATTATCGCTAGGTAGGCCATGTTCATCAATATACCCTGTGGGGGTATATAGGTCGCAAAAGCTGTCAGTCGCTACGGTCTTCACGCATGCGTTTAAGCTTAGACTTAATATCACGAGCGCGCTCACGTAAACCAGCCTGTGTTTCATACTGCTCATTGGCTTCCTCCGCTCTGCCATGTTTCCTGTTCTGCCAACACACATAGAGGAAGGCCGCCAGAACACCCAGCAGCACAATCCCCCATATGATTGATAACATCATCAGGCTGACTTCAGTTTCACAACTGAACGGCCTAGCACATAAGGTGCGATAACACCGATAACACCTGCAATGGATTCTATCGGCAGTACAATAGCACCCAGAATCCCTGACTGGTTAAGAGCTACGAGTAATGCAGTAACAAGCGTTACCCAGAACTCTGTTGTTTTCCAACCTTGTTTCATAATTTACTCCTTGGTTAATATAAAAACACTACTTGTGGATAGGTCGGGAAGTAATCCCTACGCCTATCAAGATGTAGAAAGGTCTTGTTAACCCCCACACACCAGCCCAGTTGCAGGGCTAACAAGATAAGCTCTGCCCTGTCTGCGCTGTTCTTCATTCGGATGTCGATACCGTATGTTCCTTTAAACTCCCGTTTCGGGTGGTCATATATATGTGAACTCTTGGGATGGCCACCCACGGTTATATTATGTGCCAGTGACCTACAGCAGCTATTGACGTACATAGGCCGCGCATAAGCCTCTCTAAGCTCTACTAGCTTATCCTCGAACCCCTCGGCCAGCAAAACGATTCCTGACCCCTTACAGGCTAATTCTAGCTTGCTGAAATATTTCATACATGCACCAGTGTTAACTGGGCGGGAGCGAACTCCAATATATCTACAGGGCACTCAGTACCAAAGCAGCTATTGGCTACAGTGGCTACTAGGAACGTAGCGACAAGAGTAAACGCTATCTTACCGCGCCAGCTAGAAGACTCTGCAAATATCCAGTAATACCATTTATTTCTAGGTCGTCCGTTCATTTATCTACCTTTGTATCCAGTTTGTTCATAACTTCCGTATGGTTACGCTGCATTGTAGTTTCTAACTTATCAAGCGATTCTTTAACGTCATCTCTAGTGCTGTATTTGCGTATTAGTTCTTCTTTCAGCTTATCATGACGTATCCAGCCCTTGCCTGTCATCAGAAGGAACAAACCGCCTATGCCACTGGCTACCCACTGAAAGGCGCTCTGTCCGTCAATTTCCATTTAGTCATCATCCATGTTAGACCATAGAACCGTTATTGTGCCGGTTACATCTATTGTACTACTAGCATCAATAGTGGCTGCTGTTCCCGACCAGTTAAGGTTAAGGTTTAATGCCGTGCCAGTACCATCAAAAGCCCCTGACGATGCAGTGAGTATAGTGCCCGCGCCTGTGCCCCCTGATAACGTTATGTTAACATCTGTCCCTATATCGTTCTCAGTAGCGCCTAACACACCGTCAGCCTCGGATGCAATAGCAGTTGAGCCTAGCCCTATCTCAAACACAGCATCACCCGCACCGCCAGTTAAAGCTGCGCCCTCAACGAAAGCAGTGTAATTTTGCCTGCTTCCTAAAGGTACAATTGCGCCAGCGGGGAAATCATAGATGTTCAGGGTTCCATAAGAGCCGTTAGCGCCATCATCTGACACAGTCATACGCGCTAAATTCAAGTGAAGTGACGTTCTCACAACAGCACCCGTGCGAAGCTCCCTTACTGTAACCGAGCCTGATGCTGGCTGAGTTACAGAGCCTAGAGTTGTTAAGCCCGTATCAGAAACCATTGGTTCAAAATCATCAATGTTAGCAGGCACAACTAGCGGTTTAAGAACCGGCTGCCCCCATTGTACAGTCACAGCGCCCACAATAGAGCAATCAGCTTCGGCCATTAAGTAATAGGAAACATCGCTGCCGCCATCCACGAAAACAGGCGGAGTTCTGAGCATTAGCCTGACATCAGCGCCGGGTTGTGGAAATATATCTTTAACATCTTCAATACCTACAAACGCGCCATTAGAAATGGTGGCATCAGAAGCCACCGCCGTAACGGTTTTAAAGTATTTGGTGCCCGTAACTTGGGTAGTACCATTAAGCACTATATCGTTAGTTTGTGCAGCGTCATCCCTGTCGGTGCCAGTGATGGTGAGGGTTGCTGTATCAGCGCCGCCAGAGTCTATAACAATGCGTGCAGGGGGTACTATGGTTGCTGCGCCACTAACCACCAGATCACCGTCAAGCGTCAAGCTGTGCGCTCCCGTATCAGATTGTGACGCGCAAATAGCGTTAGGATCTTCCGCACCGGTGTAGGATGTTGAGAAACATCTGAAGTAACTGTCATCACCCTGCAAGTCACGCACCTGCAAATAAACCGAGCGCAAGAAGTTTTCAGTCATGCCAGAGGGGATAATGCACTCTACCGTGGTCTCATACCAGCCAGAAGCAAGGCTGGAGATATCAGAAGATGTACGGGTTCTCAATATCTCACCATCCACACCGCTGCCGTCACTGGTTATAGCATGGTTAATGAAGTTTCGGGTGTCACCGTTCCAATCAGCCTGAGATACTATAGAAGCTACTGAGGCGATATTAGAACCGCCCGTTTGCTCTGCCCGCCAGTTATCCGGTAATGTACCTGTTACGCCAGTTGACGTTGTGCCACCTGTTCCAGTGAATTCAGATGAAACCACATGGTTGCCAAAAGGAATGGTTGATGCATTATAATCTTCCGGCTTGTAAAGCTTAATGCGATCAGTACCCGCCAAACCCCGCCATATGGGATAGATAGCATTAACAGCCACTGTGTAAGCACCTGTGCTGTTGAGATGCACCCCATCATAACTATAAGACTGTATCAGTGTATTGGTACTGGTTCTCAATTGTATGTCGCAATCAACCAGAACAGTTCCTGTGGTTTGGTTAGCGTAGTCCCGTATGTCAGCATTAGCAGCCTGCCGAATAGTCTCCTGCCCTGCTGTAAACCCACTACTCAGCAGATCATGACGCGGGAATAGCGTAGAGATCCACACTGTCGCATCAATGCCCTGCGCCATTTCAGTCATTTTGCGAACATTAGCAAGGATAGTCGCCGCAGACCGGCCAGCCGTTAAGTCATTACCACTAGGGATAATGAAAACAACCGAGGGTTTTTTGTCTATAACATTTCTTTGGAACTGCGCGAGATTGTCTTTAGTTTCCTCACTACCCACGCCCACGTTATGCCCCAAAGGAGGCAATGTCTCATCCGCATAATAGGCATCATGCTTGAAGGGATACCCCGTTAAAGCTTGAAACCAGTTAAAAAACCCACGTTGGTGGAAATAAGTACTATCAGGAGATGCTACACCTATCCCGTTGGCAACAAGGCTGTCGCCGACCACCACCAGTTTACCAGACCACTCCCGCCCTATATCGTTTTTGTCGATACCACCATTAAGTTTATAAACCATATTCGGCCTCCTAAGCCGCTACGGCTTCGCTCAAATTAATTGTTAAAGTGGGTGATGTTGATCCTGTAAGAACCGGCCTGATCTTATTGCCCGGAACATAACCAAGCGCTCCAGTGGTGCCATTGGCGGTAATAGATACGCCAGTCACTGCAATCGCGGTAGTTTCATTATCCGGCGTGTATTCAAATGTGACGGTGCCACTCCCGAATGTGCCGAATACATCCGCACTTATTGGCGCACCGCGATTAAGCACATGCCACGCGCCATTCCCGTTAGCACTGAAAGTCCATTGTTTGAGAAATGACATAGTAACTCCTTACGCGGCGGCTTCGATAGCTGCCAGTGTTGCGGCTGTGATGGTATATCCAAGCCAGCTTGTTGCTGTAATGCATTTAACAACCGCTACAGATGCTGCAGGGATTGCCGATTCAGCAGTTGCGCCAGTGCCGCCGCCGATAGCAATGGTTGCTGGTGCGCTTGATCGTAACTCGTACCCGTTTGCACCCACAATAATGGTGACTGTGCGTCCAACTACAGGCGCAGGTAACACAATGATATTATTGGCACCGGCGCTGGTAACGGTGACGGTAAAGTCTTTACCAAGATCAGTCAGCGTGCCAGTTGTAAGCCCGTCAGAGGTTGCGATTGCTGTGCTGTTGAGGTTTTCACCACCAACCAGCCCAGCCGTTGCCGCATTGCCACTTAGCGACAGTGCAATAACCGTGGTGTTATTAGGCAACTCAGCCGCACCGCCAAGCGCGTTGTCCTTTATCAGAATGAGATCACCAATTGCGCCGCTGTGGGTGCTGGCAAAGTCACTGAAGTAACCAGCAGCGGTAACGGTAGCAAGGGTGTCATTTGTGATATACTCAAAGATGCCTGATGTTACCAAGCTGAAATTATTTGTATTATAGGCCATAGTCTTTCCCCATTAGAGTTTTAAATGTTGTTACAATCATACCATTTTTGTTTTGCTTTAACAATAAAGCAGTAAAAGCGTGTTGTTGTTGCGTATCATGGTTTCTTTGCGCTCTCTTGCATACGCGCCGTTGTCTGCTTTTGCCGCCCTTAGTGGCAGCATTACAAGATCATTCTGTATATAATGTGGCGGATATATATCAGCACTTGCCGCTTCCTCTTCTGCACTGGTGCCAAAATACCTATCTGCAAAATATCTTAAATTAAAATATCTATTTCCAAACATTAGCTGTCATCCAATGTTACCGCGCTACGATTTCCATCTGCATCAACCGTGGCGGTGATTCTATCCTTGCTATCTGCCAGATCGCGGAATACTACAGTTGTCGTTGCCGCGCCTGATACCTTACCAAGCAATGCAGCGTTCTGTAGGCGCAATGATTCGGTTAGCGTTACTGTTCCTTCAATGTTGGCCGCCAGTATATCAGAGGCCGCTATGTCGTTAAGCCCTGCAAGCGTTGCAGGTAGTGTGGTTCCTGTATCCACCAAGACAGCATCAACCACCGTATCTACATCAGCAAGCGCTGAGGCTGTGGCCAGTGAAGCATCGCTAATGGCTGTGTCACATTCTGCATTGACCTCGGCCTTCATGCCGGTAGACATGCCGCCAAGGTCAGTCAAGCCTGCACCAGCGGTGCCAATCTCTGCGGTATCAACTAGCGTTGCAGCTGTATCTACTTTCACTGCTGCCATATCTGCGCTTACACTAGCTCCAGCAGGAGCGCCTAATCGTGCAAAGTTATCACCTGTTTGTGGGAAGCTAGTAAACACCTGAACCGTGGCAGGGATTGCGCCCGTACCGGTGAAGGTGAACGCTATATGGTCGTAATTGGTTTCTGCCTGTGCTGGTGCGTAAGTATGCAACCCCCGCCCTTCGCTGGTGCATACACCTGAACCCACTGAGCCTATTGTTTGTGTACCTGCATCACCCGTTACATAAACAGTGGTGGTACCGGTGAATAACGTGCCATCAGCAGCGGTTATCATTTGCACGCCGATTACTTGGCTTGCTACATTACGCTTCATTTACATAGTTCCTATTAATGTGTTCGAGCTATTAGCCCATGCGGCTTGAAAGCTACCACCTGCGACAGTGGTGTAATGAATCCTGCATTTAATATAATTGACAAACGCATCAGGTGTTGTACCCGAACAATCAGCCGCCAGCGCAATGCCAAACCCCGATGAGGTTATGTCGGTGTCAGCCCACGTTTCTTCCCAGAGATTGGTTGCGTCTCCTTCGGTGATAGTTTCCACAGCATCATCCCACTCCGTAGTATTCATGGTGCTGACATTGGAAGAACTTATCACCCCGCCCTTAATCGCCCGCATACGGTTGGTGCTTATGTTATCAGTATTACCGCCTTCTTCCCGCTGATATTCCACTTCTATCCCATCAATCGTGGAACCGGACGGAATATCCCCCGTAGTAAAGCCGAAATTACTACCCTTCAGATAGGCCGACTGGTCTCCCGATCCAGTACTAATAGCATAGACAGCTACCGCCGCATCATCTGCCGCGATGTTGGCATGATCTTCCCAATCAGCAGCATTACCGCCTGATATGGTTTCGCTGGCCGTGGTGCCGGGGAATTTATAAGAAGTAGTGGCCATTACTTACCAACCCGTAGCTCAATAATCTTGCCTTCATAGTCATAACTAGGCTTGCGTGGCATCATCATCACCTCGATCATTCTATTTGCAGTCTCGGTGTTTTTCTTCACAGCCACGGTGTTCTCACGGATTGCCTTGCCGATAAAATCTAGCTCTTGCTTATAGTTCGGAACATTAATAACCGGTGCGTTATTTGGCTTGTTTACTAATGCCTGCAATATAGCGACTAACTGCTTGTCATCTTCTTTGGATTCCTTGCCTAAATACTGCAAGATTGCCGATTCTAATACAGGGTCAAGCGCCAAAGCAAGCGCCTCACCAGATTCACGGCGCTTCTTTAGATCGTCAAGAGCTTTGGTTTGCGCGGCGTTCAGTTTCATAATAGCCCCATGCTTTTGAGATAAGTTTGCTCATATGGCGATAAGTCTTGCGTGGTGCTTTTCTCATCCAGCAACGCCGTCACTACCTTCTGCGCCCTATCTTTAAATTTCTTACCATATTCAGATGTACGAATAGATTCCACTATAGCATTTTTATTTCCCTTGCGTAATGCTGCTTTGAGTTTCTTAAACTTTTGCAAATTAGGCAACCCCATTTGATACGACATATCCATTAAAGCCGATTGCTGTGCCGGTGACAGATCGTCAAATTCAGGATAGTAGGCTTTTGCATCATTCTGCGCTATCTTGTAGCTGGCTTGGAACAGCTTTAGCGCCTCATCCTGTGACAGCGCCTCTCTACCTTGCTTAACGGCGGCCATATCCTTATCTAGCCCCGCGTCTCGCCACACCTTAGACGCAATACCGGAGTTGAAGTTAAAGCCATAGCCCACGGTTGGATTGCCCTCTGTGTCGCGGTATGTGGATAAGCGTATGCCCTCGTTTTGCTGGGTCATGGAAGCGCCGGGGGGGAGTGAGGTTGCGGGTTGCGTGGCTTTGCGTCGTTCAATCTCTTTGAGTATCATTTCACGATTAATTTTAGGGGTTGGTGCTGGCGGTTTGGCGATCGGCGTTATAGGTAACTTCGCCTTTGTGCCTAACGACGATTCCGCCGACAATATAGTTGCGGGGGCTAGCTTCTGCGATACACTAGAAACCTCTGCAATACGGTTTGCAATGGCCTCGTAAGCCGCTGGTGATCCGGGCTTAGTTGCTACAAGTTTTTTAATAAAGTCATCATTGCCCCTGCCTATAAATAGATTAGCTAGCTCTGCATTGCGCTTTTCAAGTAATTTATTCGATACCCAGTTTAGAGAATCAATCGCTTTATCAGTGGCTCTTAATGTGGATGATCCCCTAACATCAGGCAATGGCACAAGCTCATCACGCAGCATTTGATTTGCCGCCTGATTTGATGCTGTAGGGCTTCCCCCCTTTAATCTTGACGCTTTCTGCAAATCACCAAAGAATCGTTCTTTTGCGGCTATCTGATCCTTTGTCAGCATAGCATTGAATCTGGCCTCTTTTGTCACGCTACCCGCTATGCCTTTTGAAGATAGCTTATTAAGCATCTTAGCTGGGCTATAATTAACACCCCGCGCTATATCATCTAAATAACTAGCCGCCAGAGACGACCACCCATCAGGATCAATCTTGCCGACAGTGCGCCTAGCATAACGAATCTCTTGCTCTGAAAATTTACTAAGCTTGTCAGCAGCTTTGCCGTAATCCTTAGCCTTGAGGCTTTCCATCACACCTACAACACTCTCATTAAGCTTGTCAACGCGAGGGCTATTAGATGCAAAGACCTGATTGGCCTGCTTGAAGGCGGGGGATGCGTCCTCTATAATATTATTAAGCTGCTTTTGCGCGTCTTTTATTAATCTGGCTTTGTTCTTTTCCCCGCCCCTTAAAGCGGCTTGCTGCGCATCGTATAGTTTAATCTTTGCTACATGATAACCCTCAATACTATCAACACCCTTATTACCCAGTGCTGATTTATAAACGGGGTCTTTCATGATATTGTTAAGCGCATCATCTATAATAGGATTGACCCTAGCTGCCTGAATAGCGTCATCACCAATGTTATTCTTATAGGCGGCCTCATAAAATGGCTTAGACAGAGTCCTACGCAACTCAACGGCTTTATCAATGACCTTACCTGCGGCCTTCGATACCTTTTTACCAGCCGCCTGTGGTGCCGTTACCTTGCCGATCTGCTTAGTGGTGGCCTTTAATGCTGCTGGGATATTCTCCATTTGGCGCTTGGTGGTAAACTCACTAAGTATCTCGCCAGCCTTGCCGGGATTCTCTCTTAACTGTTTCTCTAGTGTGAGTAGCGTCTTTTGCTCTGTAGATTCTGGCAATGTAAGTCTAACGCCACCGCTCCCCTTGCCGCCAGCGCCTTTTACTGCAACTACTATCTCATCGTGAGTCATGCCTTTTGATAGTAATTTCTTATAAATGAGCTTCTCGGCACGGCTCATAAGATTATTGTTGATTCTGCCACCTGCGCTGCCCGTCTGATCCATAGCAAAAGCCCGAATGGTAGGATTGCTGGCTAATTTCTGCACCAGATTGACACCTGTCTGGCCTATCTTCTGATAAACAGCAGGCGTTAAAAACGATAGCCCCAGATCAGTGATTAAATCTGAGCCTTGCTCCCATATATCACGGGGCTGATATTCGTTATCTGTGGCCGCATCAAAAGCATCTTTAGCTCTCTCCATAAAATAAGGCGCTTCATGCGCGGATTTTGCCCAGTCGGCAATGCCCTCGGCACCCGAATATCTGGCTAATGGCTCAACAACATTCTGCATTAATGGATCAGTAACAATGCGAGGTGTATCGAGTATTGCTGGTGCAACTGTAGCAGCAGATCTTGCGAATCTAGCCGCGCCTCTACTTAAATCATCTATCGTTAAATCTAAGGGTGATGATTCCACGGAGGCGGGTGCGAGCGCTTGGCGGCGATTAATCTCGGCTAATATGGCTTCTCTGCTGGGCATTATTGGGCGCTCTCTAGCATGGCATTTAACTCATCAAGGCTGTAACCTGACAAATCTTCTGTGGGATCGGCATCTAGGGGTAAAATCTCTATTGATTCGCCTAAAATACCAGCCGCTTTAACCATGCCTTTTTCCGCTTCTTTGCGGCTTTGACGCTTTTGCATAACTGTTTTATCAGAATCACCGGGAATCGGAAAATACTTCTTATATTCACTAGCCATCTCATCCACACTAATAGCCGCTCCGGATTCTTTGCGAAGGTTAGCGGTTAACCAGTCATCAGCAGCTTGTTTAGCCGCCTGATACTTAGGAGAAATTAAGTAATTACCCACTAGCGGGACACTCCCTGCGAGAGCTTCTCCGCCTCCACGCAGCTCCTTATCAACATCTTTCGGAAGATTAGCTCCAGCGGCCACCATTCTTTTCGCGAAAGTGTAAGCATCAGACTGAGCGCTCGTTGGCGATCTACGTTCTTTCTCTAACTGTATGCCCTGCTTAATTTCCTCCTTAGTAACAAAATCTTCAATCTCTTCACTGCGTTCCATCTCGGCTATCATGGCTTTTCCCATGCCTGCCAGCGCTGGGTTGTCACTTTCAGCAGCCATATAAGCCTGATCTATTGTCATGTCACCGCCGCCTTGTGCGCCACCACCAAGTAGGGACGCAATAGCGCCTTCCTTGTCGGCTAACCGCTGCTCTTTCTTCATTTGCAGCATAAACTTTGCGCTCTCTGGTTTGAGCCTAAAAAGCTGCATCACCTCTTGCGGCGTAGGATCGCGATCACCTATCTGGCCTAATATGGCAGATATTTGTTGATCCACGGCCTGATTCTTCCGCTCAGCAACCAACGGCTGAACATGCTTCTCAACCGCCATAGGGTCATAGCCCATCGCCTGCAAACGTGAGCGCTGGATATTAGGGTTGCTTTGTAATCCCTCTGCGAATCTCGATAATCCTTCAAACATATCTAAAACCTTATCTTGCCTAGTTCTTCTGCTGCACCTGCGACACCCGTTGCAATCTGGCCAAAGCGATCAACGGGCGGTGTGGTGTAGTTTGCCCCCCGCCCGATAACACCCGGCGTTGCTTCTAATGCCGTTGCAGTCTGTGCGTTGCTAAACCGCGTAGGCTCTGACATATTTGCAAAGGTCTGATCGGCTAGGTTCTGATTATAGCCGCGTATTGCTGTGCCCGCTAGTCCTTGGTTCTGAATGGCGGATGTTGCCTGATTAAAGCCAGAGTTAGCAATGCTTTGCGCTTGTCCGGCCGCATTGACGAACTGGCCGCCCATACCACCCATGATATTTCCGCCTTGCAACTGATTGCCGCGTTGTTTGAATAGCGCTTCTAATGCGGTGTTAAATCCTGCCTGATTGCCTTGGGCTGTAATGTCGCCTGTGGTTTGTATCTGCTCTCTATCAATATCACCCATACGTTGAGCGCCGTATAAATCACCAAATGACGCATTGCCTCGGTTACTGGATTGTGACCTCAGCAGATTAGCGCGCATCTCTTGTGCTTGCTCGTTAAGCCGATCAACGCTGCGTTCTGTGACTTGCTCGTTATATGGATTTGAATATTGATCGAACTCGCCTTGGTCGAAGCCTTGCGTGCCAGAGCGTATCATGCCCGCCGCTTCATCTGAGAATCCACCAAAGCGATCAAGGAATTGCGTGGTACGCGGGTCAATGCCTGCTTGTCGTAATACCGCAGGGTTGCCACTGCCTAATGATGTAAGTGCTTCCTTCTCAAAGCGGTGCAATGGTTCGGCTGTGGCTGGCACTACGCCCGTCTGATCGGTCAATGCTGCGTTATTGCCTGCCTTAGCTTGCTGCACTGCGGCCATATATGCGGCCTTGGCTTGTGGGTTGCTGTCAATAAACGACTGAGCAGTGCCGCCTGTTGCGTTGCCCTGATAGCCATAGTCATCTAGAATATCTGTGACGCGGGTGGGTGTGAATAGATTGCCATTGCCGCCGCCTCCGCCCTGTGGGGGTTGAGTGTTGCCGCCAGTGCCATTGAGCGTGCCTAAAATCTGCTGCCCGATTGCTTTGGCGTTAGGATTATTACCCATATTAAGCATAGGATCAGGAGGCATCCGCCCATTGTTCTGCGCTTGGTACTGTTTTATGTATCCCGGTGCGTAAGATGTCATTGTCTATCCTTTTAACCTCTTAACAGCGTTCATTCCGCTAGTTACATTCTCTAGGCTGCTAACAGCATCTGCTGCTTGCCATGGTAATCCGCCCATGCCAACGCCACCCGTAAATGCCGCCATGCCTATCGCGGGCAATATCTTGCCTCCGAATACACTCCCTAGCGTCATGCGTTGCGGCCTAACCGTAACCGGGCGCATACCCGACTCAATGCCTGCATCTGTTTCATTGCGCTCAGCCATACGCGCCTGCATTTCTTCATCCGTCATTTGCACATGTGGCGAGCTTGCGGTTGATGTCGGGTCGCCTGCCAGCGTGCGCTTGCCTAATAGTCGTAAAATAGCATCACGGTCAAACGTACCGGCGCCATAAGGGTTTTCATAATCTTGCGAGGCAGGCTCTAGCATACTTTGGAAATTTCCAGCACCCATTGCCTGATTGCCAAACTGCATGTCGCGTTGAGTTTGTTTATTCCACCCCATCTTACCCATATCGGTATTAGCTAGGCGGTTAGCCTCAATCATACCCATCATCATCTCAGCATCAGCATAGCTTCCATCGGCCTGTTGCTGTGTCTCTATCGTCTGAGGCTGCCCAGCCGCTGATGCTGCATTGCGCTCATCCTCAATCTTTTGCAGGATAGATACGGCGTGTGGTGCAAAGGTAGAGTCGGATTGTTCTTCTGTAGTCAGCCTGCGTGTTGGCTTAACGATAGGCTGCGTGTTGCTTTGTAGCCATGCCCGCATTTTATCCACATCCGCAATACCTTCCTCAAACGGACGGTATGCAAACTGCGGAGTCTGCGCGGCTTTGCGGTCTGCGCTACTGGTGAAGATACCTGAGAGTGATCCTGCTGCTGCCGCACCGCCCTCAAGCAAATTCCCCGCACCACTGATAAAGTCGTCAACCTGCCAAGGCATATACCCTGTAAGACTGCTTCCTAATTCTCCTAAAATACTCATACCACCCTCACGGAAAAATTGCGTCTATAATAATACGCACCCATTGTAGTGTACCACTATTGCTTGTTAATTTATAGACGTACTCGTTTGAAAAATCATAAACATAGTCGCCTTTGATGTCGCCATTAATTACATCGGTCTGCGCTGTGGGCACTGTTCGCACTCCTGTACGATCACGGCCTTGCACTTTATTGCCCACCAGATGATCTACCACAGCAGCATCATTGCGCCGCTCGGTAATCACCGTGTCAATCGTGGTGCTTGCGCCAAACTGCCTAAATCCCGTCATTTGCGCCTCGTTCCACTGCGTTGCACTTCCATCTTTAATCCTGCCAGTGTAAAGTCACTGCTGCCGCTGAACTCTAAAGCAAATAACCGTCCTGCACCGCGCACCGTCATGAGCGTATCACTGGATGTTAGCGTGTAAGTGCCATAGTTAATATCTTCATCTTGCGGGTGTTCTCTGCCGTAGATTGTCACAGTCACCGAGTCGGATATAACCATGTCAGGATAAAGCGCGGTCATCTTAAAGCGCATACCTGCATCAAGATAGAAAAATGCAGTCTTTGCGCTCCATGCAAAATCAACATCCTGCTGCGTGAATGATGCGTAGATCGTCTCATCGTTAACCGTGTAGAATTTCTGATCGACAACGCCCGGACGCTGGCCGCTGGTGCGTGATTGAGTGCCAGTAGTAAACGATGCACCATCTGGATTGAATATCACATAGGAGTCAGGATTAGTCTGGCCTGTCGATGGGTAATAATGCCACGCTTGGTTGTTCTTGTGATCGGCCATCATGAATGAAGTCCACACCGCGTTATGATTCAGCCTGTCGCGGATATACTCGCCATTTTGCCTGTTGATAATGGTTTGAACCGCGCCACCGTCACAGAAATAATAGTTGCCGTCTTGCGCGTACCACATAACACCATCGTTAATGCGGCAGAAAGCACCCGGCGCAATGATCGGATAACCATCGCCAAGCTCCACTAAATCCCACACGCCGCCAATGAGGCGCAATAGCATAGGCTTAGGTGCAAACACGATAGCCGACTTCTCGCCAAATGGTGCAACGGATAGCAGGCGTGTCGAGCGCTGCACCGGAATCACATCACCAAATGCAGTGGTTGATGGTACGGTTGGGAATGTAGCGCCGCCTGTGCTGGGGTCAGTCAGGCCGATAACGATATCGGTGCCACATAGCGCAACGATCTGATTCGCCACCACTGCAACCCAATTGCAGTTAGTCGGCGCGTTGGGGAATATATTGGAATCAAGTGTGGTGGGTGCCGTGTCTTTATCACCATCCCAGATGTAAATGCGCTGCCCGTCACCTGTGGAGTAGTCACCCGGACACATTACGAACTGATTGCCGAAGTTGTCAAAGCTCCATATGCGCGGATAACTTGGCGTGGTGGTAGATTGTCTGTCCGTTCCCGCGAGTCCCGCACCGGCCAGCCCCGCACCACAGCCTGATAGGAATGTTTGGTTCTCATCGCCCGCTGCAACGCCTGTGAAGATAGACACAGCCGAGCCGCCACC